TGCGTACATCACAACCGTTTGTGAATACAGATAAGATAATTAATAAGGAATATTGAGATAATTGTGGGATAAAGCGGTATGAACCGAAATGAAGTGGGATGAGATTTGAAATACCTTTGCAACTGGTGAAATGATTTGGCGGGCTATAAACCCGCCTTTTTTAATTCGCAAATAGGTCATAATTTTGAGCTTCGTTGCTTGGTCTTTTTTCTGTTGCACTTAGGATTGTACGAATCGATCTTAAGGTGAGACCGAAATGGCGTGCAAGTTTTGGTTTGCTTTTTTCTTTCTGTGCGTAATCTCGTACAGCCTTGTTTCTCATGGCGATAGTTATTGGTGTCCCCATAGGTACTTCCATGTATGTGCCACCACGTTGCTCTGCGAGTTGTTTAAGCGCACTCAGGCTAATGATGTGAGTAATATCGTGATTGATATTTACCGCATGCTTGGTGGGTACAAATACACACGTACCGCCATAGGCATGAATGAGATTTAACGAGGCTTCTACACCAATTAATTTTGCGATGAAGGCAAAATTCTTAGGCATTAGATTGATGATTTCTTCATCAGAAAAAACTTGAGGGGCATCTGTGATATGAGGACGATAAGCCATAGTTTTACCTTATAAAGTAATATGTTATAGTAGCTTAAATCGTCCTCTGGTCGGGATGGTTGTTGGATTTGGAAAAGCTCATGATTGCCGTCATGGGCTTTTCTTTTTTATGCTGGGTCTAAGCGCTCAATACCACAACGTTTACACCATTGGCGTAGGTGGTTGATGATCATGTCTGCATTCTTGGTGCTTAGAAATTGTAGCGCACTTACACCAACTTTATTCTCTACAAATTTAGCCAGGGCTGTTTCACTGCTGTTCCGTACTTGACCAGCATTATGCAACTGGAGCCATAGGTGGCGAATGAGTCTGCTTTGTGCGTCATCTGCAAGATTTTTAACCCCAGCCTTATCTTTGGATTCCACTTGAAAGCCTAATTGTTTCATACGGGTTAAAACAGATTCTAACTGCGGGATGCTTAATAATTTTGAACTGGTCTTGCCTGTACAGCTTTCAATTACTTCGCGGTATAGTTCGTCATCTAGCCCAAGTTGGGTTTTACCTACGTGGATTAGCTGGATCAGTTTTGTTTTTTTATTAAATTTCATCTGTTTTACCTCGCTGCGCCTCTAAAATTGCAGGCGGTGTGGTTGTATCAGTGCTGTGCTCTATAATTGCGTGGCATTTATATGTTTTATTACCAACAAAGAAACCTCCTAAACGTTCACATTCAGCAGCAATCTTTTTGTGGGTAAAGGAGTCTGACCAAAGCCATGCAATGATAAAACCTAAAATAAAAGCTCCCATCTCAAACTCCAGCTATGGCTTGTAATAAGCCACCGATAGCACAAATACCTACAAGCGCAGTAGAAAATGCTTTTAAAGTCAGGGCACGCTTAGTAAATATGGTAGTTCCCAGAATAGTACGTGCAATCCAATATCTTTTTGCCAAGTAAAAACAAGCAAATAGACCTAGAAAAAACACCGAAAAATAAGAAATTATGAAGACCCAATTTAAAAGTTCGCTCATGTTGGTGCTCCTAATTTTTCAACTGATGCACCACCATTCATTGCATGATTCAACTTTGCATTTTTACCAGCCACACGCCCTGCATGAAGGTCATTCTGATAGCGGTCTGTGCTTGTATTGGTATTTTTATTGCGGTCAGTAGGTTCACTATTTCTGACTTCATGCTTTTGCTTGATGTAAGCGGTTACTTGATCAAGCTTTTCCTTGTTTGGATTGAGGTTTGAAACTTGTTTGGTTGCCTCAATAACCCAGCCTTCACAAAACAGATCGGCACGCTTTACTTTATTGGTTTTGATTTTTACGCGCTTTAAATTTTCAGCCATAAAAGTGCTACGCGCTTTCTTGAGTTGGCGAAATAGCACATCAAAAGCATAGCTTGCAATTTCTGGTGCTGGGTCAAAGCCAATAAAGGTCCAAGTCATCTCTCTTTTGAAATTCATCTGAGAATTAACTTTGATTTGCGATTGTAAAATTGCTTTGCAATCCATAAGACGTGCAATTGAATTCGCAAGAACTACTTCAAATACTGTTGGCTTTTGAGAGCCACTGCCCAGAATGGAAGCCTCTGCAATACCTAAAAGATCAGGATCATCGGCATCGATTTGATGCTTTTCCATAAAAGCCATTGCTTGACGTAAAGCTGCCGCTGCTTCATGTTGGTTGGCAGATTTACTTAAAGCTAAAAGTTTCTTAATTTTTTCAATGACGGTTTTTCTATTCATTTAAATTCTCGCTGCTCATCAGTACCAGACCACGACATCTGGCAGACACAGGCACGAATGCCTGTGTTTCGCTTAAGCTTCTAAATAGGTTTGCATTGCTTTATTAATTGCTTCTCGACTGGTGAAGTCTTCAGCAACAAGATCATCTTCATCGTTGTAAACAAAGTATTTGATACTGTTAGGAGCTGTATTCCACCGCTCAACACGTAGACGATTTGAGATTAAAAATTCCAAACGTTTTGAATCGCTGGTCATTTCATACTGACCGTCGGGTGTATCGATTGAGATTGGAAATTTTCCAAAAACTGATCCTGCTGTTTTTAAGCCAGCAAGAAACATATTTTTATCTCGACCAGTAATCTCAATTTCTTCAGTAATATCTCCACCTGTAAGCTTTACAGACTTAGCATCTGAATCGGCTGCTCCATTAATGGTGTTGATACCTGTTTCAAACCAATTTTTAAGATATTCAATAGTTTTAATAACTTGTGATTCTTCGGCACTTAATTGCTCAATCATGAATTCACCGCCTCTTTAAGGGCTTTACCTGCTTTGAAAGTTGGGACTTTTGATGCAGCAATTTGAATCTCTGCGCCTGTTTGCGGGTTCCGTCCAGCACGCGCAGCGCGGTCAGTGACTTTAAATGTGCCAAAGCCAATTAATGCAACCTCACCACCTTTGGATAATTCAGCAGTTACAGCAGCTTCAAATGCTTGAAGGGCTTCCGCTGCTTTGGCTTGGCTTAAGTCAGCACGGTCAGCAATTTGTTTGATCAATTCAGTTTTAGTCATGAAGATTTCCTTTTTAGGGTTGGGGGTTTAAACGTTGGCAAAATCAAGTGAAATGGGTTGATATTTACCGTCTTTATCACGCTCATAAAAGCGCACATAACTTTTGCTATCGACAATATTGATGCTGTCACCAATGGCTTGCATGGCTTTGATCCACTTCGGATCGTCGATCTTATGACGACGTAAACCAAGGACACGGCTGGTCGAAATCTTGCCTTCACGGTCAACCTGAAAGGCATCATTAATCAGGGTTTTAATATGATCATTTGAACCGACAGACCAGGATTGAATACATTCATCAATCAGTACTTTTGCTGCTTGAAGACGCTCATCAAAACGAATCGAGTCTTGAATCTGGCGTACAATTTTGTATTGACCGTCAAAACTATACAGTGTGATATTGCCTTTATTTCCTGCCACATGAGCGTTGTATTGCTCTAGTGAAAGCTCAATAAATGCTTCGATATCACCAAAAGCCACAGTCTTAAAATCTTTCAGCATTTGGCGTGTTTCTTTGACCTTGCTAATCAAGCTGGTCACCACTGCATCGCGCTCAATATCAATTGGTTTGATACTGCTGCTCGGTACAAGGCGACCTTTGCTGTCAGCGCGATAACCTTCGGGGATTTGGGGTTGCGCATTCATGTTATTTTTCCTACTTAAAATGCTTCTGTTTTGCTTCAAAATTGGTCTGACATTGAATACAGCGTGTCACACCGCCAAGTGCTCTGCGTTGAGCCGGAATGGATTCATTGCAATCTTCACAATCCAGCTCACTTTCCGTGTCGAACTGAGTGCGTGCGCTAATTGATGCTTGCATCTGTTGGGCGCGAAATTCCTCAGCCATATCGACTAAATCCACCATTACTTCTTCCTTTTTTGAGGTTTGATTGGTGCTGTCATGTCGTAATAACAGCAACCAAGAACCAAAATAAAAAACCAAAAAACAGCACTGTTAAAATCGTTAGGTACCAACTTGCCAAGCAATGAAATTTCAATCAGTAAAATCAGGTAGCCTGCTGCTCGAAACTTACTCAAATTGCCGAAAATGCTTTTCCACATACCTAGTACCCCAGCACGGCAATACATGCAGTGCAGACCAGAAAGATGGGAATGCTGATCAGCATTGCGGATTTAAGGCTGAAGGTCATGGCTTAGACCTCCATCACCAAATCATGATCTACCACTTCTGCACCCAGTTCGGCTGCGGCATTCAATGCACCTGTAAGCAGGTTGCCAACCGCCAGCGGATATAACAGGCTTTCGCTTTGCTTATTGCGCCCAACATTGCGGGTTAATTTTTGGCAAATCGCATTCAAGCCTGACTCATCAATAAATTCAGATAAATCACGATCTGCTGTTTTGCACTTGTACTGGAGGTAGTCCACTAAAGTGGTCTGCGTGAATGGTTCTAAAGTGACGATTTCACAGCGCTGAACCACTTCACGGACTTCAGGATTATTTTCAGCAAGCTTATTTTTAAGCTCATCTTGTCCAATCAAAATAATGCTGAGTAATGGGGTGAAGCCATTTTCCAACTCAATAAAACGCTTCAAGTGTTTTAAGGTTGGGATCGGTAGGCTGTGCGCCTCTTCGATAATTAACAGGTGATGATGACCTGCACGGCTTGACTCTTTGAGCAAGTTATGGATTTGACGGAAACGTGCCTCTGGTGAGCGTTTAGCGCTAGTGTTGGGTGCAAGCGCTGACAGGATGGCTTCTGCAATATGCAGGGCTTTTAAGGTTTTACCTTTAGTGTCATTGTCTTCCATTCCTTGTGGGTAAGGTTCAATCACAATGGTTGGAATGCGTTCACGCTCAATACGGTCATTCAATTCACGACGTAGTGTGGTTTTGCCTGCGCCACTTTGCCCAACAACTGCGATAAAGCTGCTGTTGCCTTTTGCCGCCTGAAACATGGATTCACGCACGTAATCAATGTCACTGTTACGGAACATTTCAGCACTGCTACGAATGTTTTCAGCAAAAATGTTCTTAAATAATTTAAACTGCTTCTTCGCTGGTTGCGATAGCGTTTGTTTTCTGAGCAACATAAGTTGTTCTTCCTCCAGTGATGCTACTTCACCCTTAATCACGGTTTGGACGCTTGGATTGAGTGGTGAGGTAGCGGTTAATGCTTGATTGATTAAAGTAATTTCAATACCCAGTAGATTCAGGGTTTCGATCAGTTTTTGCTTCACAGCTTTAGGGTCGCGCTTCGGCCACACCCCATGCTTCACAATAGAATTTATTGCAGGTGGGCTGATGCTGAGGCTTTTAGCCAGCCAGGCTTGTGTAATCTTGTTGTCGTCAAGCAATTCCTGAAGCGTCATATTTATTCTCCAACGACTTTCAATTTAGGTTTGCTGTTGTCCGCTTGGATGCGTTCGATCCAAAGCGGAATGTCTTCTTGGGGCACATTGCCGTCAGGGTATTTATTTTTCAGCAGGCTCATATGCTCCGCAGTCCATGCATCGCCAACCAAACCTTTGATCTGTTTTGCGGCTTGGATGTAGTTCAGCGGTGGCAACTGATTTTTCTGCTTTTGAATCTCCATTTGCTGACCTGCACGCGGTAAGTAATCAGGCACATCATGCTTGGTGATATGTGCGGTTGGATCGATTTGACCCACATATGCAGGTGTGCGTTTTTTAATAGCCTTATCCACTTCAGCTTGTGTGCTGACGTTGTAAGCCTGTTTCATGATGCGATTGCGCGCTTCATCAATTTTGCTGTTTGGCATGGCACGGATTTCTTGACCAATCACAGGTGCATCTTGAAGCTGACCAAACATGTCCAATTGATCTGGCACGCAGGTGTAAATCACTTGCTCACCACTATCATTGAGGGTGATGACATCAATGTCAGGTGCGCGATATGGGTTCACCACCACATCGAGTTTTGCGCCAACATAAATGTCGGGAATGTGTTTTACGCTGTAGAATTTTTCGCCATAACCTTTAATTGTGTGCTGTATCGTCAAGTCGCCACGTACCGTGCGAGAGATTGGCATGGTGGTCACCAATTCACGGCACAGTTCAATTTCAGGTGCAATGCGTAGCTGTTCAGGGCGAATCATGTTCCAGACCTGATTGCGGGTACGCTTGGTGCGACTGTGAATTTTGGTTTCGTTAAACATGATGCGCCACTCATTTGCAAAGGCATTCAGCTCATCAATGCTGTCTACTGTCTTGAAGCTCAGTAATGATTCAAACTGGGTTTCAATCAAATTGTTGGCTTGTTCCACAGAACCTTTGGCGCGACTGTTGTTTGTGTCATGTGCAATAAATTCCACACCCAAGCGCATCATTAAATTCTTGAACATGCCACTGGTGTTGGCTGTACCGCGGTCCACATACAGAATAAATGGCACCCCGTGCATCGGTTCTTTCATGCTGCGTTTTTGGATGCAGCTAAAAAAGAAGTTGGTCAGGTTTTCCACATTCTCTGAGCGCCAAAAATATTCGTGATAAATACTTCCAGAGGTGTGATCGGTTAGTACGTAGCGAATCACACGGTCTTTCTCAATTTTCTTAAGATTGGCAGGTTTGTTCTTGTAGAACTCACGCTCATCCATGACGTGCAAGCCAGCTTTGTGGTGCAGGTAAAACACCACACAGACTGAAGCATCAATTTGCCAGACGTGGTTTGGATGCAAAGAGCGCTGACGTGTATGTGCTGTCGGCATAGCCAATTGCGCTGGGTGGCACATGTTTTGTTTCATGATGCGGCTGATGGTGGCTGCCGACACATCTGGAGCTTTGCCGCTGTCTTGAGCAACTTCTAACGCAAGTTTTATCGACATGCGTTTTTTTCCAGTCTTGCTGGCAGCATTGATGACCATGCCACCAATCAATTCAGCCGCCTCAATACTGACAATGGTGTTGCCTTTGTCTGAGCGAGTTTTACGACCAGAGGTAAAACCAACTTTGGCAAGGCGACGATACAGTTCAGCATTACTTACACTGAGGTATGCACAAGCACGTTTAATAATTGGCCCGCGCTTACCGTGACCAGCTTCGGTAAGCTCTGCGGCAATTTGGCGCAAATAGTCGATTTCGGCTAAGTTCGGGTGGGTCATTATTATTGTCCTGATGTGTCGATATCAGCGGTTTCTGGGAACATCCAGCTTGGGTTTAAAATCTCTTCAAAGCTGACCTGCGTACCAAGTCTTTGCACGTACTGCGCATAGCGTTGGCAAACTGCCACAATGGATTCATCTACACGTTCAAACAGTTGCGGTAGATCCTTGCTTTCAGCAATATCCATCACACCGCCCAATGCATTGATGTAGCGGTTAAAAGCCGTCAGAAATAGAATTGACTCGGTGCCCAGTGTTTCCAATGCAGCCTTTTCCAGCTCTTGCGGTTCAGATTCGGCACGACGTTTAATTTCGGCTGGGCTACTGAGCTTGGTGACCTGCGCATCCAACTGGTTGGTCTTTTCATCTTTCTTTTGTAGGACAATTTCTAAAGCGTCTTTATCTGCCTTTAACTCTTTGTTTTCAGCCACAAGCGTGTCTTTTTCCTTGCGGTGCTTTGCCGACATCTCTTCAATCAGGTCAATTAGGCTTTCACGGTCTTCGGTTTTTACTGCTTCGCCATTGATAATGACTTCACGATCCGAGTCATCGAGTTTGCGCAGTTTACGTAAGTCGCGGTAACCAAGCCCCATGCGCTGGCTTGTTTCAAGGAACTCTTCGCCAAATGCACCAAGGTTGCGAATGTCTTCATCAACATGCTCGCGACTTTTACCAAGGTAATTGCAGAATTCTTCAAAAGTGGTAACGGTCACCAGTTTTCCCGATGCGTCAATTACCTTTAAACCCTTGTATTGCTTGGTTTCTTTGATTTCTGCAATGAGTTTAATTTCGGTGACGGTCACCAGTTTTTTAATAAAGTTAGTTGCTTTAATTGCACCTAGTTTTTCAGAAAGCTGAATTTGCTCAACTGAAACAGATTGCTGGATTTGAGCCAGTTCATTTTGATTGAATTCAGACATGATCAACCCTCTGATTTAATTTGATGAACACGTGCGCCTACACGCTGTATGTGTTCTGAAATGTGCGACTGGGCACGATTAATCTCATCTGAATGCGCATGTGCAATTGCAACAAGCTCACGTCCGAGTGCGTAGTTGCCATCATCCAATTGAGATGCAAGACCTTCCTGAATCAGGGTTTGTAATGCACGGTGTACTTGGCTGGCGCTTTCGTTTAGCTCTTTGGCTAAGTCAGAAAGCGCTATACCTTTAAGGCTTCTACCTTTGAGGGCTTTAAGCACTTTTAAGATTTTTCCGCCTGATTTAACTGTGCTCACTTACGCCTCCAAAATCGCAGTCGTTGATCTGTCTTGTAATAATTGAGTGAGCTGCTCAAATACGTTTTTATTTATCATGCAGCGCAGTACAAGGCTGTAAGCGAACTGATCCAGCAAAAAACCTTCATCTGGCTCGGCTTGAAAAATACTGTCAACCAAAGTGAGGTTGAGGTATTCGGTATTCAGTTGCTCATGAATGTCTTGCAGCTTTTGAGCTTCGACACCATGAATGTCTGCATATACCAATGCAGCAGTGCAACTGGTCCATATGTGCGGTTCGTGTAGATATTTCGCCATATTGAGTGTTGAAACAAATTCACGACCATTGATGAAAACGGTTTTTAAATTCTCAGGAAAAACAGTGGGATTCAAACCTAGAGCATGTTGAAGTAATTTCATGTTGTTCTCCGTTCCTTATATTTGTTAGGGTGCAAAAAGGTGCTATTCTTTTGCAGATGGTTTTAAGCCAAAGAAAACAGCAATTTCATGTGCGATACCGAAGTTGCCTTTTGATTGTCCATTCAAGACTTTGTAAACATCTTGTTTGCGCCAGCCGTTTTCTTTGGCAATAGATGCGAAGGTCACGCCCTTTGAACGGTATTCAGCTTTGACCTGTTCGACGGTTTTAACGGTCATTTTGTTGTGCTCCTTTGGGTGCGTTAAAAAACGTATTAAGTTGTGTTAATTTAATAATAGTGCAGAATTCTGCACTTGTAAATATATAAAGTGTGGATATTTTCATGATCGGTATACGTTTAAAAGAAGAAAGACAGCGTCTAGGCCTTACACAGCCTGACTTTGCTAAGGTTGCAGATGCTTCTAAGCGAACATTAATTGATTGGGAGAAAGGTGTCTCAGCACCAAATGGATTCCAATTATCTGCATTAGCTTTAATTGGTGTGGATATTCAATACATTGTTACTGGGCAGAGATCTTCGGCGGCTTTATCTGCGGATGAGTCTTTTATGTTGGAGAAGATTCGTCAGACGGGTTTGGAAACACGCAATAAAATCCTGATGTTATTATTAGGTGGCTCAGAAACACCCGCTAGCGGTGTGAGCAGTCAAGATAGTGTTGTTGGTGGGAAGCAAGTTGGTGATAAAAATAAGCAAACCATTACTTTCAATAATGGGGCATCTACTGACCAGAATATTCAAGGTGATGTAAAGATTAAATCAAAGGGTAAGCGTTCTCAGGCTGGTTTTAATATTTCAAATAATGAGAAATAAATGGTGTTTTAATGCGGAAAATAGAAATTCAGGCTGAAGGTAAAAATTGCCAAGCTGCCTATACGATCAATAATTACAATCTGTCTCTTATGCATGTGCAGAATTTGTGTGATTGGACAATGATTGGTGCTGGTATAATTTTACTGTTTTCTATAATTGGTCTTTCTTTTGCCATGCATGATTATTGGGCGACTATGTTGTGCTTTATCATATTTGGATTTGGCATGTTTTTATTCTTTTTAGCATTTTTCCCGTATATTTATTTAGAGTATGGTTGTAAGAAAAAGTGATTAGTGTGACAAGGTAAGTGGATCAGCTACTTCTTATAAATGTATAACTTATTATTAATTTTTAATTTATTTTTGGGTGTTGTAAGTGAACTTTCTAAATATTATTTTATCTATTATTGTGACTATTTCTGCACTTTGGGTTTATATTGATGCATCTAAAAACAAGATTGGCAACTCACCCCAAGGAGGGCTACTTAATGTTGGTGGGGCTGGCTGGTGGGGTGTGCTCTGTTTGCTTTTATGGGTTGTTATTTTTCCGTTGTATTTAATAAAAAGAAGTAAACTAATTGCTTTTGCAAAAGCAAATCCCGCAGAACCCAAGAATAGAAATATTAAAATTGGTATTTTTAGTTTTATTGCTGTTATTACTATTTGGTGGAATGTTTTCAGCACACAAGAAAATTTGCCTGACTGCAATGATCCTCAAGCAGTAGACACTTTGAAGTCCGCATTAATTGATACCCCTATTTATAAGATGCTGGGTGTAAATGAAATTCAAATTACAGATATTAGTGAAAGACCTTCTACAACAGAGGATAAGCGTATTTGTCGAGCATCACTACATCTTGGTGATAATTATGGATCTCAAGTTATTTACTTTTCTATTGATTGGCAGAATAAAGAAACAGGAGAGTTTTGGGTTCAGACTATTCAAGGTGAGTAATTAAACGGAAACCCTTCCGTCTGATATAAGTCTTAAATAAACAGCAACATGACCTCATCATTCGATGAGGTTTTTTGTTTTGAACACTACCCCTAAGAAATTTGCACTCTCAAAACTCAGCCTGGGTCGCCTTAATGGTGTAGATGCCAACTTGGTTAAAGTGGTTCAGCGTGCAATTGAAATCACCCCACAAGATTTTATGGTGGTTGAAGGTGTACGCACCAAAGAGCAATGCTATATCAACTACGGTAAAGGTCGTACAGCAGCACAATGCACCGCAAAAGGCGTTCCTGCTCAATACGCCCAGCCCAAACTTGCCAAAGTAACGTGGCTGAATAATCCACTCTCCAGTAAGCATGTCACAGGTAAAGCTGTTGATTTAGTGCCGTATCCAGTCGATTGGAATGATCTGACCAAATTTGACCAAGTTGCCAAAGCCATGCTTGCCGCTGCCGATGAATTGGGTGTGTCGATCCGCTGGGGCGCTGACTGGGATAATGATGGCAACTACCGCGAAAAAGGTGAATATGACTCACCGCATTTTGAGCTTTAAGGAGTATGTTCGATGCCTGATAAAGTTCAAAATAAACTTGCCATTCTTTCCTATCATGAACAGCGCATTCGGTTGGAGCAAGAAATCCAGCAACGCTATGGTGATTTAAGCGAAGAAGCTCAAGCTGTTGTGCGTGATACCATCCGAGAGTTTATCCGTCGATCTGCTATGCCTGTGCGCATCATCTATGCGCAGAAGTTTGTTGAAGAGTTAGAAAATAGACTGTTCGAAAAAAATCAAGCCTTTCAACAACTATCCAAAACTCATGAGCAAACCCTAGCCGACCATAATGACCAACTGAACTCTACGTGGAAAAGTGGTTATGACGCTGGTGCGCGTGATGCTAGTGAAACTGTTAAGCGTCATGCTGTTAAAGACAAAATCACATTAACGATTAATCAGCCTTTAGAAACTGAATCCGACAAAATCCAGCAACTACGTCTACAGCTCTCTACTCGAGAAAGTGAGTTGGATCAAAAAGCGTTAGAGCTTTCTGAATCAAAACAAAAGTTGCTTGATCAGGCCAAACGTCATCAACAGCGTGTGGATGAGCTGAAGGCTGAAATTGCAATGCGGCCTGAGCCAATCATGGCTGAGATCGGTTCAACCTTGCATACAGGTTTAATGGTGAGTAATTGGCGTGATGGCTGGAAATGGATTAGCAACTGGTGCTTTGGCTTAATTGTATTTTTTGCGACCACACCTATTCCTCCAGAGCTACTTTTGGTTTTACCTGAAAATGTACGTATGCACCTGATTGCATGGGTTGCCTTCTGTGGTTTTGTGGGGCGTTATCTCAATCAAAGTAAAGGCGCGCCATTGTGGCCATTGAAGTCTTAGTACGTAAACGCCCTGCAATTGTGTTGGTGTATTTGGTGATGGATGTTTATGACCAGATACGCCACCCCAGCCAAACATTACAGCGAATAAAGAAGAAGATTCAAAATGCCAAAAATCACTTTTTCCAAAACTGCAATCATCAATCTTGCAGACTATGTTCTAAAAAATTACGGTCACATCAGCGAAACCGTTGAAGCTGGGATTACTGCCACCCAAAAAACCTATACCAACATTAAGCTCACTTCGTTAGCGGTCTATGACATGCTCCAAGCCACCGCCAAATATATGCAAGCCGTGGAGAATGAAGGTGCGCTTAAGGGGCTTGCCAAGAAAGAAGCGGTGCTGGAATTCATGGTGAAGGAATATCTGGAAACGCATGCTGAGATTAAGCGGATTTGGTCAGGTTGGCGCACCACGGTGTCCTGGTTTATTGATCAACTGATCACGATGTTAAATAGCGGACGTTCTGTCCTGCAAGCGTTTGTGGGTTAAGGGGGTTCTGTGGCAATTCAATTGGAAACATACCAATGGGTTTCACTGCTGATCACGGTGATTAGTCTGGTGATTGGGATGATTAAAATCCTTTGGGGGCGAATCGAGTTAAATCTGAATACCAACTTTAAGACGGTTCAAAGCCAGCTTGAAGAAGTCTCTAAGCAAGCCGCTAAAAGTCAACACGATGTTCAGGAATTGGAGCGTAAATTTTATCAGTTCCAAATTGACTTGCCACATACCTATGTTGCGCGTGAAGACTATATTCGCGGTCAAACCATCATTGAGGCTAAGCTTGATTCATTGGCCTCAAAAATTGAAAACATTCAAATACGCCAAGGGATGAATAAGGAATGACAGACATTGTAAAGGCACGTCGTGAAAATATGCGTTGGTTGTTATTGAATACCCTCAATAATGCCCGACCACTGGGTGCTATGGATGTGCTGGTTTTAACCGTAGTACAGGCGATTTTTCCTGATGCGACTGCCAATGAGTTGCACGGGCAACTGGGGTATTTGGAAAATAAAGAGCTGGTTGAAATTGAACGCAAACCTGATGGACATTGGCATTCTAAATTAAGTGCAGATGGTGTTGATGTGGTGGAATATACAGTCAACTGTCCAGTTGGTATTGCTCGTCCAGCCAAGTACTGGGGGTGATCATGGGGCGTGAATCTTCGATTGATCAGTTAAAGCCTGAAGATCGGCAGATGCTGGATCGTTGGCTGATGGATAAAGGCTTTTGTGGCTATGAGGAAATTGCCAATAAGTTGGCTGAACTGGGTTACTCCATCAGTAAGTCTAGTGTGCATCGTTATGGGCAGAAACTTGAGCAAAAGCTTTCAGCGGTTCAAGCCAGCACGCAAGCCGCCATCATGATTGCGGATGCTGCACCTGATGATAGTGATATGCGTAGTGCAGCAGTACTATCCCTAGTTCAGACTGAAATATTCAATGCTCTGGTTGAGTTGCAGGAAGCCAACAGTGAAGAAACCAGCGCAGCAGACCGCATTATGTTGATGGCAAAAGCAGGTAAAGGCATTGCTGAAATTGCCAAGGCATCTGTGAATCAGAAAAAATGGGAATCAGAAGTGCGCGACAAAGTTGAAAAAGCAGCCAAGGCAGTTGAGGCTATCGCTAAAAAAGGTGGCATGTCCAAGGATATTGTCAATGAAGTTAAGAAAGAGATTTTAGGGATTATTGGCCTGTGAGTGAAACAATAACTGATCCAAGAGAGTTGCTGAGTTCTGCGGGGTACGATGCTATTCCTGCGGTACTTTTGCCTTACCAGCAAGCGTGGATTGCAGATAAAAGCCCACTTAAAATTGCGGAAAAATCTCGACGGATTGGTTTGACCTGGGCTGAGGCTGCGGATGCTGTTTTAGATGCTGCCAGTGAAGGTGGGCAAAACTGTTATTACCTTGGTTATAACAAGGATATGACCGTTGAATTTATTCAAGCCTGTGCCATGTGGGCCAAAGCATTTGATGCGGCTTGCGGTGATGTTGAGGATGGTTTGTGGGAAGATGGCGATAAGCATATCCAGACCTACATCATTCGATTCCCGAAGTCTGGACGACGGATTGAGGCTTTAACCTCACGCCCATCCAACATGCGTGGTCGTCAAGGTCGTGTGGTGATGGATGAATTTGCCTTCCATGACGATCAAACTGAATTATTAAAAGCTGCCATCGCCTTGCTGATCTGGGGTGGATGTGTACGTGTCATCAGTACCCATGATGGTGAGGACAACCCATTTAATGAATTGATCAAAGAGGTCCGTTCTGGCAAGCGTGCAGGCACGGTGCATCGCACCACGTTCAATGAAGCGGTTGAGCAAGGCTTATATAAGCGTGTTTGCCTACGCAAAAAAATTAAATACGACCCTGCTGAAGAGCAAGAATGGGTTAAAGGTATTTATAAGTTTTATGGTGATGCTTCTGACGAAGAGCTGGATGTAATTCCAAGTAAAGGCGGTGGTCGCTGGCTTGCGCTGTCCTTACTTGAATCCAAGAAAGATGATGCTGTGCCTGTGATTCGTTTTGAGGCACCTAAAGGTTGGGATAACTTTGATCAGGTGAGCGAAGAGACTCGAAATGCCGAGGTGCATGAATTCTTCAATGAACGCTTAAAGCCACTGCTTGAGGCGCTACCCGCTAAAGCCAATAGTTTTTATGGTCTAGACTTTGCGCGTAAGCAAAACGCCTGTTCATTCTGGCCTTTGATTGAGCAGCAGAATACCAAGAAGAAAATCCCATTCCTGTTTGAAATGTTTAAGGTGCCCTACAAGCAACAGGAAGAATTTCTAAAGCTTATTGTGGGGATGCTACCTAACTTCAGTAAAGGTGCGCACGATGCTGGGGGTAATGGTGGCTTCTTAGCTGAAGCCATGCAAGTTAAATACGGTGAACGTATTGAAGCCATTATGCTGACTGAAAGTTGGTATCGAGAACACACCCCACACTTTAAGGCATCCCTTGAAGATGGTGATATTCAGAACATGCCCGCGGATCAGGATGTGATGGAGGATCACCGTGCCTTTGTTCTAGTGAATGGCGTGGCGCGTATTCCATCCATGGGTAAAAGTAACTCCAACAACAAAGACCGCCATGGCGATAGTGCGATTGCACACCTGCTTGCAGACTATGCGGCTAAAAATCCAAGTGCGCCTATTGAGTTTATACCGCTGCCTTCTGCCAGTGATCTGGAAATGAATCACGACAGTTATGATGGGTGGTTTAGTGAGGCTGGGTGTATTTAATAAAGCCTGTAATCAGATGGAAGTCTTTCCATCTGATTTTTATCCGTGTAATACACCACCATAAAGTCACCTTAAAATGAGTGATGCGAAATGAAACATAAGCAAGTGCGTGTAATGGTTGAAGTGGATGGTGAGCTGCAATTTTCACGGTTTCAAGGCAAGGATGAAAAGTGTGGCCTTCAGTCTTTAGATATGGGTATTTTACTGGTTGCGAAGGATGCTCTTGGACATGCATTGCTGGAGATCGAAAATTTAATACCTGCTTCGGAATTGGTGTCAAATGAAATCAAATCAAGCATTGAGATTAAGTTGGGTGATGTTGTTGCCTTTAATCACACAGTGCCAGTTGTTGGCACACCCTCTGGAATCTCAACAAAAGATATGCCAACCAATTTAAAAGTTAAAGAAATACTGGAACACGCCTTAGGTTCTGTGAATATCAATCTCAAGTCAGATAGCTAAGACTGTATCTAATATTTGCACGCCCACCACCTAGATCAATCACCACATTCCAAGTCCCTGTATGAGGTGCTGCTATGCGAGCTGGGAAGTGGGTAAAGTGCCCACCGTAATATTTGAATTGGCGACCAGTGCGGTAATTTTGAAAGTTAGAATTATCCATAAGCATAAAATTACATTGGGTGTCACACTCTAAATGTGCAACATCCCCAGTGTGTAGGTGTTTTTGCTCATGTAAAAAATCAGCCATTATTTTTCCTTATCGTAATGAAGTTGAGCTCATATTCATATCACAAGGTTGCCTGAGTTCAAAATGCACATTCATGAAGATTCATGAATGTGTTTTTTACGCTTTTATTTAAGTTTTGCATAAATGACCCATGCTTCAGTAAAACGCGCTTAAATCGCAAATGGTGCAGTTTTAAAAATTCTAAAAATAAAAGGAAGTCTTTCCGTCTGATTCACACCTTCTAAATTGTCTATCGTGTTGCAAAATCCACTTTCTATATTTGCTAACACCATGGCTAAAAAAGACCGTTCTCAGAATAAACAAAACCGCGCTGCACTGGAAACTCACCAGACAGCCGAAGTTGCTTGGCTCACCAACCAATGGCAAGAACACCCTGTTGTCGGTATGACACCTGCGCGCATGCATCGGTTACTGACTGATGCTGAGCAAGGCAATTTGCAAGCCCAAGCGGATTTGTTTTGTGATATGGAAGAACGTGATGGTCATATCTTCTCGGAAATGTGTAAGCGCAAGCAGGCAGTGAATGGTCTGCCTTGGGGCGTGAAGCCACCAAAGAACGCTTCTGAACAGGAAAAGAAAATTGCCGAGGAAGTTTATGAATGGCTGGATGACATTGAAGACTTTGAAATGTTCTTGTTTGAAGCGATGGATGCTGTAGGTCATGGCTACAGTGCGCAAGAAATCAAGTGGCATCAACTCGGCGGTCTTTGGTTGCCTGAAAGCTTTCAGCATGCACAACCTCGTTTGATCATGACCCCACATAATCAGCCAAATGAATTGCGCCTCAATGACGGCTCACCCGATGGTGCCGAGTTTTGGCCCTTTGGCTGGTTTATCCATCAACACAAAGCTAAGTCAGGCTATGTGTCTCGCTCAGGTTTATTTCGTGTTTTGGCTTGGCCTTTCTTGTTTAAGAACTATGGTGTGCGCGACATCATGGAGTTTTTGGAGACCTATGGCTTACCCTCAAAACTGGGCAAATATCCGTCAGGTGCGACCACTGAAGAAAAAATGACCCTGATGCGTGCAGTGATGAGCATTGGGCGTAATGCTGGAGGTATTATTCCGCAAGGCATGTCGATTGATTTTAATGATGCCACCGATGGCGATACCAATAATCATATGAACTTGGTCAAATGGTGTGAGCAAACTCAGTCCAAGATTATTGTCGGTGGAACCTTGTTGTCCCAAGCCGATGGTAAAACCAGTACCAATGCGCAGAGTCAAACCCATGAAAACCAGTTTGATGTGATTAATAAGTCGGATGCCAAGCAGTTAGCCCGCTCGATCAATGACAGTTTAGTCAGTGCCATGATGCAACTGAATTATCCGAACATCACGCCTGACCGTTACCCAAAGTTTTGGTTTGATACCACGGACACTGAGGACTTGGAAAGCTTCAGTAAATCTCTGGGTGAGATGGTGGACACAGGCATGAAAATTCCATTGACCTGGGCGCATGAGCGTGCAGGTATTCCGATGCCTGCGGATGATCAGGAAGCCATTCTAACCCGCGCACAGCCCCAGATTTCGCAATTGGCAATGAATAGCTGGCAACCACACCTACTGGGAAATTTACTGGCTGCCAATTCAGCCCATATCCCTTTAGATGAACAAGTGGTGCAGCTCCAACTGCGTGATCAGGCCAAGGAAGCCCAGCAGACGGCTGAACTCTGGATGCAGGATTTAATCACCAAGATTAATACTGGGCAGGATGAAAATGAAATTTTGGCAGTATTGTCAGAGCTATATCCTTCTGATGATGAGCCAGTACTGCAAGAAAAGTTGACCCAGTTGATTTTTGCTGCGGATGTATTTGGGCGCTTAAGCGCCCAGGCGGATGCGGAAAATGGCTAAAACCCCACAACGTCCAGAACTCAACGCATTGTTTGAAATGCCCCCACAGGATGCAATTGATTACCTGAAAGCCAAAGGGTTTAAGATTGGCTGGGATTGGCATGAAACCTTGAATGAGGCGCATAGCCGCGCCTTTACCGTCGCCAAGGTGGCCCGTATTGATTTACTTCAGGATATTCGAAAATCCTTGATTGATGCGATGCAGCAAGGTCAAGGCTTGGAGCAATGGAAAGCCAATATCACCCCGATACTCCAGCAGAAAGGTTGGTGGGGAAAGCAGACCGTGACCAATCCTGCGGGCATGCAACAACCTGTACAGTTGGGTAGCCCACGACGATTAAAGACCATCTTTGACACCAACATGCATAAAAGCTTAGCCGCTGGGCGTTACAAGGCAATGATGGCAACCACTGAGACTCGCCCAGTTTGGGTGTGGGTGCATATTTCAATTTCCAATCCCCGTAAAATTCATCTGGCGCGTAATGGTGAAGCACGTCGTTACGATGATCCTTTTTGGTTATATGCCTACCCACCGACTGAATTCGGTTGCAAATGCAAAGTGATTGCAAGGCGTGAAAGTGATATTGAGGATCAGGGTCTAACTTTTATTCAAACCCAGCCTGAAGACATTGAGCAGCATCCAGTCATTATTGGGAAAAGTAGTTTTACAGGTCAGGATGTAGTGTCTACGCAAACCCGCATTCGCATCAAGCAGCCTGACGGTTCGGAATCCATGTTTAGTCCAGCACCAGGTTTTAATAGTCATCCCGCATCGAGCTACCTGCTTGATACAGAGCTGGTCAAGCGTGCAGCAGATTTGATGGGTCCTGAAAAAGGGATTCAGCAAGTCCAGCAGATGCTACTGTCTCAGCCGCGATTAAAAGCACATCAGGCTTTCGTGCAAAATACTTTAAGTTTTGCCAAGCCACAAAATAAGACCAGTACGGTGGGTGTGCTGGATTTAAAAGCGATTCGCTTTTTAACGACCAAAAATATGGCGATAGACAGTCCTATCATCACCATTAGTGACCATTTACTTACTGGAAAAAAAGCCCAACGCCACAGTGATGCAGGCAATGCTGCTACGTTAGAGGAATGGCTTGAGTTACCTGCTTTGATTACGCAGCCTAGCCAAGTGCTTTGGGATGAGAGTAACCAAAGTGTTTTATGGATCACGCCTAGTCTGAATAGTGAAAATCCAAAAGAAGTTATCAAGCTCTCTGTGCGATCACGTGATGGTGTGATGCAGATTGTCAGTATTTTTAAGGTTTCGATAGATTCTATTTTAGGGAATCTGAAGTCTGGTGTGTATGAGGATATACGGAGTGAGTGAGATGGCGGACGACTTGCACGTCATAATGCCAAAGCTTGCGCCCCGCAACCATTCTATTTGGAAACTACCATCTCAGAGGTCAGTATAAATTATGAGCTTCATGGAAATCAATAATTCAGATTTAACTGGCAAGCTGAATCATGTTGCTGGGGCAATGCAAGATACTGCACCACTGACTGCGGCGATTGCGGGAAGTTTTGTGGTGGTGGTTGATGATAATTTTGCAGCACAAGGACGCCCGAAATGGGCTGGACGTAAACCCTCGACCATCAAGAATTATCAGCGTAGAGGTTTGTCTTATGGTGGTGTGCTGCAATTATCAGGCGACCTTAGATCACGAATCACATCGAGTTCTAATCAAGATAGTGCCAGTATTGGTAGCAACATGCCTTATGCTGCCATTCAGCATTTTGGTGGAACCATTAAGCATCCTGGTGGCACGCGCTATCAAAAAGGTGCGCGTCTCGCCAGCTTCACTAAAAATAATTTTACAGGCCCAACTTCAGGGGTTACGGGTGTGCATGACATCCAAATTAAAGCTCGCCCATATTTACCCATGGATGAAAATGGCTTTTTACAGCCAGAGGCAGAAGTTGAGATTTTTAAAGATGTCGATGTCTATTGGAAAAAATTCTTTTAATTTCACAAAAATAAACGGAAGCCCTTCCGTCTGATCTTTTGGTGCAGTTGGTTTTAATCTGACTGCATGAAAAAGACCTTATTAGTAGCCGCGTGCTCATTTGCCCTTGAGGCAGCCCAACCTGAATACCTTGTGCTTATTCCTGAAGGAATATTTAAAGGTATTGATGGACGACCATTCGACGCCCCACACTGGAATTTAACACCAGAGCGTGGCGAGCAAATTGTTGCTGCTTTAAATCAGCGCAGCATTGATATGGTGGTGGATTATGAGCATGCGACTTTAAAAGCTCAAGAGTCTGGTGACCCTGCACCAGCGGCTGGCTGGCTCAAGTCAGGTGGCTTTCAATACATTAAAGGAGTTGGTGTATGTAGCGCTCAATTTGAATGGACCGATAAGGCATCAGGTTATATCAGTTCGGATGAATACAAATATCTATCTCCAGTCTTTATTTATGACAAAAATGGTGATGTAAAACAGCTTCTGCATATCGCACTCACCAATACCCCCAATTTAGACCAACTGCCCGAGGCGCGCTTAGCTGCCGCGGCACAGGATTTTTTGTCTCAAAATTCACAACAACAGGATTCAGAAATGAATGAAGAGTTATTAGAGCGCTTGCGCTGGATGTTGAATTTACCTATTTCGGCAACCGCTGAAGAGATTATTGCAGAGCTGAATAAACTCATCGCGCAGATTCAAGACACCACAGGTGTTGCGGTGGCTGCCAATAGTCAAAACCTATTCGATGCAATTGAAGCCATGAAGCAATTAAAGATTGCAGCGAACAGCTCAAGCACTGTCGATCCAACAAAGTTTGTGCCGATGGCGGTATATCAGGAAGCGGTTCTGCAAGCAGGTCAAGCCAATACCGCAGCTCAAACCAAAGAAATTGATGACTTAATTACGGCTGCATGCAGTGATGGTCGTTTAACAGGTACAGCTACGATTAATTGGTACAAAGATCAAGCCAAAACCAACCCTGATTTTGTGAAGGCACAAATTGAGGCCTTGCCCAAAATTGCAGCCCTGACCCAGCAGCAAACTCGACAAATCGATTTGACTGGCGGTCAAGATAAAACCCCACCTGTAGATGATGTTCAAGCATCCATTGACGCTCAATTTGGCATGTAAGGAAAACAAGATATGGCGAAGACAGAAACAGCAATTGTCACAGAAGCACGTTGCGGGACACTGATGTCCGTTCCTTTGGCGGCACTGGCTTTGATTTTACAAGGCACCTTTGCAGTGGTGGATGCGAATGGTTATGCCATTTCCTCTGCGGATGTGGGTGGTGCGGATCAGACTTGCTTGGGGATTTGGGATAACTCGGCTGAAAACACAGGTGCTGCTGGGGATGTGGTGGCATGTGTCCGTCGCAAGCAACAATTTCTAGTACGTAACTCTGTGACAGATCCTGTGGCTCAGGCGGATTTGGGTGCGGTGGTGTATGTGGAAGATAACCAGACCATTGCCAAAACAGATGGCGCTGCCTCACGTTCTGTTGCGGGTTACTTTATGGGCTTTGATTTGCAATACCCTGAATTTGTTTGGGTGGAGATTGAATAATGATTTTTAATGAAAAAAATGCACAGCATGTGGTCAACACCCTTGCGACCAGTATTAAAAAAGTTTTTGATGGTGCATTTGAAGCTGCGCCAAGCAGCTGGAATCAGGTGGCGATGGAAGTGCCGAGTAATGGCGCCTCCAACACGTATGCCTGGATTGAGAAGTTCCCGAAACTGCGCAAGTGGTTGGGCGACAAAGTGGTGAATCAACTTAAAGGTCACGCTTACACCATTGTCAATGATGACTTTGAAGCAACGGTAGAAATTGACCGCAATGATATCGAAGATGACAACTTAGGCATCTACAAACCTCAAGCGCAAATGGCGGGTGAATCATCCAAGCAATGGGCGGATGATTTGGTCTTTTCCGCACTGACGGGTGGTTTTGAGGAAAAGTGTTATGACGACAATACCTTCTATGCCACCAACCACGAGGTGGGTGAAGGTAAAAACAAGAAGTTGATTTCTAACCGCCTGAATGTGCCTTTGAAAATCGATACCTTGGCTGAAGCGAAAGCCAGTTATGGTGCGGCTCGAACCATGCTGCGCAGCATGAAGGACAATGAAGGTCGCCCAATGAACCTCACCCCGAGTGTGTTGGTGGTGCCATTTGCATTGGAAGACACTGCCAATGCCTTGATGACCGTGGATCGTCTGGAAGATGGCAAGCCTAACCCTTACAAAGGCACCGCCAAAGTGTTGGCTGTGGGATGGCTGAAGACAGATACCGAGTGGCACTTAATGGATGCCAGCAAAGCGGTAAAACCGATCATCTTCCAACCGCGTAAAAAACCCGTGTTTGTGTCACAAACCGATACTTCGAGTGATGCGGTATTTATGCGCAAGAAGTTTAAATTTGGTGCGGAAGCGCGTGGTGCAGCAGGCTTTGGCTTGTGGCAAATGGCTGTGGGTTCAACGGGAGCATAAGCCATGTATGTAACGGTAGCGGCAATGCGGGATAAATTTGGTGAACGTGAACTAATCCAGCTCACGGACACTGAAGCCCCGTACCAAGATGTAATCAATATAGATAAGCTGAACAGAGCGATGCAAGAAGCTAACTCGGAAATTGATGCCTATGTGGGGAGTCGCTATCCGCTACCGTTACAAATGGTTCCACCGTTTTTGGTCGAGATTGGCTGTAACTTGGCGCGTTACTATGCGGTGATGGGTGATTTGAGTGACAACGATGCGATTAAAAACCGTTATGAATCCTCGATTAAAACCCTCACCAAAATCTCCAAGGGAGAGCTAACTTTAGGCAGCGCTCCAGCGGGAGAATCTAAACCGGTACAAACCTCCTCCAACAATGTGATGTTCACTGTCGGGCGTCGCGACTTTGGCAATGGAGGTTGGTAATGCTGGACTTATCCATTATTGAGCAAGCCATTAAGGATGAAATGGCACAGCAAATTCAGGACAAGAAATGGCCTTGGATTCGTGAAGTCAAAACCTATGGTGGTGAGTTCGATGATGACATTACCGCCATTATTAAAGCGTTCCCTGCAATTTGGGTGACCTTTGAAGGCAGTAAATCACCCGAAAAGACCAGTGCCAATAAAACCAAGATGCCCGTCACTTTTGTGGTGTTGGTGGGCAATCGTTCTGTACGTAATGAAGAGGCACAGCGTCATGGTGCGGGTGCAGATATTGGTACATTTCAGATGCTACGCCATGTGCAGCAATTGCTGACAGGTAATGATTTATCCAGTCAAGGGCTTAAAGGTTTGGCACCCTTGGAACTGGGCCGTGTGAAAACAATTTTTAATACATCAACCCGTGGTCAGTCCTTAAGTGTGCTGGCTCAGGAATTTACCACTTCATACACCATTACTGCTTCGGACCGTGTCCGTGAAGAGGCTGCTGAAGAGTCATGGTTGGAACGCATCAACATTAATTACCATTTTGACCCGAAGGATTTTGGTGTATTCGAATCTGATCTGGTCGAGTTGAAGGAGTAAAGCTTATGCCTATTCAAGCAGGCATTCGTACACCAGGTATGTATACCGCGGTCAATATTAATACCCAGCGGACGGGTTTGCCCGCAAATACGCATAAAGTGTTGTTTGTCACCGCTGATAGCAAAGTCATGGATCAGCCTGTAGCGATTTATGATGCATCGGATGCTGACACCAAAATTGGTGCAGACAGCATTGTTGGGCGCATGATCAAGGCTGCGGTTAAGACCAACCGTCTTGTGGATGTGCAAGCCATCACTCTGGCAATGAATACCACCGACCCGCAAGCACCAGTCGCAGATGTGGATGAAACCACTGAAATCATCGCCCCACTAGGTCATACCATTTTAGCCTTGGATCAAGCGCCTTTGGTGGGTGACGATACTGAGGCTTGGGTGGATCATTTAAACTTTGTCAGTAATGAAATTGAGCAACGACCTGCCATTTTAGTGGTGCCATTTTCTGATATTGAAACTGCCACACTGTTTGCGGCACAAGCCGCTGTTGAGACCAGCTACCGTATTGTGGTCGCGTGTTATCACGGTGCAACAGGTCAGGAAGCTGAGATTGGTGCAGCCATGGCAGCAGCTTTGGCAGGCTCCAATGATCCTGCATTGCCGTTCAATGGGGTGAATCTTGAAGGGATTGATGCGGTTGAAGATAAATACAAGTTGACCTTTGAGCGCCAAGAGCGTGCTTTAAAGGCGGGTGTTTGTGTTATTGCCACAGGTGCAGATGGTAAGCCTGAAATTGTGCGTGCCATTTCCACCTTCCGCAAAAATCCAGACTCAGGCTTGGCTGACGATATCATGCTGGATATTAATGGTGCCCTGGTCATTGATTACACCCGTCTGGTGATGCGTACCGCAGCATCAAAAGAACGACGACGCAAAAACACTGGGGCTGCACGTCGTAATTTGCGTTCAGTGTTTATGGCTGAAGCGATTAAACTTGAAAAAGCGGAAATCCTTGAAAACGTCACAGCAACTGCGGATCAATTGATTGTGACCCAAGACAGTACCGATAAAACCCGTGCCAATGCAGAGATTCCAAGCCATTGGGTACGTGGTATGCATGTGATTGCCACCACTTTAAACGTGTACTGATGGTATATCACTAGGTTTATCGACTCCAAGAAGACTGCATTTGCAGTCTTCTTTTAATTTAAATGGAAGTTCTTCCGTCTGATATCACCACCCAAATTGAGAAAAAATAAGTCAACATTTAATTGAGACTACACAAATGTCTGAAGAAGCAGTTGGCTTTATTATTTTGGGCGTCAACGGTGATGAATATGACTGTGCATCATTTAGTACTACAAAAAACACAGGCAATCGTCCAATTGCCACGATGAACCGAACCCGTGAAGTTAAGTTCAAATCAAAAGGACTTTGTACCTATGCGCTGACCGTTGCTGTGGTGATTCCTGATGGTAAGGATGAGGTGGATTGGCTTGAAGTGGAAGATGCGCGTTTAAGCATTGAATCGGAGTCTGGCAATTTCCGTGAAACCTATATCGATTTCAACGTACAAACCATCAGTGATTCTTACGATGTTGCAGGTGAAACACGCCGAAACCTTGAAGGCTTTGCATTGAGCTACATCTCAGAAAACCTCTAACCCCAAGGAATAACACATGATTCAAGTTGAAGGCACTTTACCTGTAGCACTAAAGGCACTTGATGGTCAGACTGAGATCAAGAGTAAAAAAATTGTCATGCGTCAATTAACTGCAATTGAATACATGCAATCTCAGACAGATACTGAAGCGGGTCAATATATTGCAATTGCTGACCTTGCAGCAATGACCAAACTTGTGGATGAGCATGGTAAAGAACACGCCATTACCTATGCCATGCTGGGTCATTCTTCCAAGTCTAACCTTGATTATTTGAATGAAAAGCTGGAAGACCTCAAGGCAAAGGAAAAAGCCGAAGAGTAACTGAGGGGGCGCGGTTGATCCGCGCTCTTCTTGCTATGGATATTCCTTTTGAGGCAATTCAAAACATACCCATAGATGTGGCTATTGCCATGCTCAATGATGAGCGGCCAAACAATACTCGTCCCAGAAACCCCAAGAAACAACAAAGCACCAGTACCGAAACCACAAATACCACCAAAACCGCAACCAAGCGTAGGCATTCCAAACCAAAGGCATAAGCGATGAGCAAGAATTCTGTAGTCTCCTTAACTCTTTTAGTCAAAGGACAGCAAGCCAGCCAAGAGCTGAAGCGTATTGCTACAGACCAGATTACAGCCGTCCAAAAGATTAATACTGAACAGCAGAAACTTGCCCCGATTCAGGCTACTCAGATTAACAATGCCAAAAAAATCTCAGATGAACTTCGTAAACAAGGTCAAGCATTTACAGCGCAAAAGCGTGAAGCACTGGCCTTAGATACTGCAAGAAAGCTAGGCATTCGAACTGAGCAACAGATTAATGCTGAGATTAAAAAGACCCAAGGTGCTTACACCCAGTTAAGTATTTTACAACGCCAAGGTCTGGTTACAGCCAAAGATATGGAGCGCGCCTACGCCTCCATGAAGTCACGTGTAACTGCACTTAATACCGAACTGGGTAAAACAGTATCGACTGAAAAACAAATTCAGCAAATTCAAAAGACTGGCGGTTCTGGTGGCATGAGTACTTTACAGCGTGGCGGTGCTATCGCTGGGGCTGTAGTTGGTGCTGGATACATGTTGCAGCAACCTGTTAAGCGTACAGTTGATTATGATAAAGATTTGCACTATGCCGCTCAAACCTTCGCAGATAAAAAAGAAGATTGGGCGCCGGCAAAAAAATGGATCAACACCATTGTTACAGGCAATGCGATTAATGGGGGGGTTAGTCGAGACGATTCATTTTTAGCAATGGATACTTTGATTGCTGATGGTAGTTATTCTCAGGGTGATAACTTAGATAAAAATAAAGCAGCTTTAGCTAAAGCCCATTACGATGCCTCACGTGCTGCACTTGCATCTGGTGGTGATATGCTTGATTTCGCCAATGTTGGTTTGACTGCACGCAAGCGTGGTTTGGATGAAAAATATGTACAAGCTATGGTTATTCAAGGTGATGCAGAAGGAAGTATGCGAGCTAAGGATTTAGCCAAAGTAATCAATCCTCAATTGGGGCTATTGCCTGCTGATCCAGCAAACAATGCACGTTCCGTTGCTCAATTGGTTGCATTGAATGAAGTGTCGATGAGTACGGCTGGAAGCGCGGAAGATGCAGGAATAAATGTAAAAAATTTAATCGGAAAGTTATCATCATCTGATACAGCAGGTCGCCTTAAAAAGGATTTCGATATTGATTTAACAAAACGTACTGCCTTAGATAAAACCAAAGGTAAAACTGCTTTAGATACATTTTTAGATGTAACTGAGGAAATTATCAATAAAAATCCTGAAATGATGCGGGTTAAAAATAATTTAGCTAAAGCAACCAATAATCAAGAAAGGCAGGCTATCTGGGAAAGTCAAAAAGGTGTGTTTGAGCAATCGGGATTAGCTGAAATTATGCCTGATATGCAATCTTTGCTTGCGCTTGTTGCCGCGACCAATAATAGAAAGTTGATGGAGCAGATCACACAAAATGCTCTAACTAAAGGTGAAGCAACATTAGATGAAAAAGCCAATTACAATAAGGAGGAGTTGGCATCTGTAGGTATCAATGCTGCTGATGTAACCAGAAAAAATGCTGAATATCAAACCCTCCAGTCAACGATTGGTGTTTTGGGTGATATGGGCACCAAGATGGCTGAGTTAGCTGAAAAGTATCCTGTTTTGAATACAGCGATGGGTGGTACGGAGTTAGCTTTAAAGGCGTTAACTGTTGCTGCTGGTGGTGCAGCATTGGTTCAATTTGCTGGCGGTAAAGGCTCTACACCTGATTTACCCACAGGAACCACAACCAAAGGCGCACCAAAAGTAAAAGGCTCAAATGGGCTTAAAGCAGCAGGATTAGCTGGTCTTGCATATGCAGGTTATGAACTATTTGAACCCATAGATGATTATATTTATGGTGCTTTGGATAAAATTCGTGGTGGTTCAGGTGAACGCCCTGATTTTGTTCAGCAAGCCATAGATAAAAGCATTGAAGCTCAGTCTCAGCAAACGGCAGATTTGATAGCAAAACAAGAGCAAGCCAACAAGTTATCTCAAGACATGATTGGAAAATTAAATTCCCTGATCACAGCTACCCAACAAAATAAACCCATCCCTTTCAACACGAGTAATTTGCTGGAAACTGTTTCAGGTCATGCAAAAACTGAAGGCTCACGTACTGGAGCATTTATTCCATACAAATTGGGTAACTTAGGTAACTAAAATCCAATGGAAGCCTTTCCGTCTGATATATGTGTAATGAATTTTGAATAATAACCTCCTCTAATGGAGGTTTTTTTATGGGCTGGAAAGATGATTTACAGGATGCAAGTTTTCGTGGAGTGCTGTTTGAATGCACGTCTACGAAAGATAGTGTGTCTAAATCACAAGCAGCGCATCAAGCCCCATACTCAAACAAAGCCTCAATTGAGGATATGGGTAAAGACCCTCGTCGTATTTCACTGAATGCTGTTTTTACAGGCGAAAACTATAAAGGCGAATTAGATAATTTACGCATTGCACTAGATGAAACAGGCACTGGTGAATTAATACATCCAATTGATGGATTGTGTACAGCTAGTGTTTTGAGCTATTCAGTAGATCATGATGCGGAAAATGTAGACACATGCTATGTCGCTATAGAGTTTATGCTTGGCGAAGATGTTGAGTATCAAATTTTCAATCCTATTGATGCAATAGCTGAAATAGACGCCTTGAGCATTGTAGAAAGTCCATTTGATAAGCTCAAAGCTGTATTAGAAAAACTCCAAGCCCTCGACAATAATCAGTTTTTTCAATTTGTGAACCGAATTCGAGCGGGTTTACAACAGGCACGTTTAATTCTAGGTCTTGTTAAAAATTCGATTGAAGATATTTTAGATCCATCGTGGCTACATGGCTTGATTGATGATGTCACTAAGCTTGTGACATTTGATACCAGCATTTCCGCCATTTCAAAATGGCGAGATGCTTTTCATCGTGTTGACCGTTTAACCGGCTTATTTGATGACGAAGATTCACCAGAATTAAAACAAACATGGCGTGCAGTACAAGTTGCTACAACAGTATCTATGGTACAGGCAGTTGTTGATCAAGTCAGAACAGAGTTATCTGAACAACAAAACCAACCAACAACAGCTTTAACACTTACACCTGTTGATTTAGCGATCATTCGTCAAAATACGCGACAACTCATTCAGACCAATATTGCAACTGAGCGTGCTCAAATCGAGTTGGTCTTTGAAAGCGTTGAGCAAATACAAATCCTTAAAAATTTTGCAGATCAAG